AGCCCTTGCGCGGCAAAGCTGCATAGCTTCAGCGCCGGGTCTGACGCGTAGTCGCTCCAGAAGAACTTGCTCCACGCCAGCCCGCTCATCCGCGCACCGCCTGGAATGCGCCGTAGAAGCGCCCGTGCGTCGTTCCGGTGCAGCCCCTGCGCCGCTTGGCGACGATGAACTCGATCTTTCCGCGAGCCTCGTCCATTGCCGCGTCCCATTTGGGACGATTTGCGGGCTCACTTGGTTCGGCTTGCCGCAGATAATACTCCGGCCTGTAGAGGAACATGATCGCGTCGGCGTCCTGTTCGATCTGGCCGGACTCGCGAAGGTCGGCCATGATCGGGCGCTTGTCCCCCCGTGCCTCGACCGAGCGCGAAAGCTGCGCCAGCGCCATGACGCAGACGCCATGCTCTTTCGCAATGGCCTTCAGGCCCATGCTGACTTGCGTGATTTCGTGCGTCCGGTTTTCCGTGCTGCGGTCGGGGCGAACGAGCTGGAGATAATCGACGATGACCAGCTCCAGCTTCTTTCCCTTGGCAGCCATCCGGCGGGCATGGCGGCGCACAATCGAGTTCAGCTTGGAAATGGAACACGATGCCAGATCGACGATGCCGAGCGGAATGTCGGCCAAGCGGTCATAGGCTCTCGCAATCTGCCGCCCCTGTTCCGGCGTCACCCGGCCATCGGTGATTGCCGAGTAGGGAACCTGGCATGACGTATCGAAGCACAGGTCGGCGGCGATGCGCTCGCCCAATTCCTCGGCGCTCATTTCGAGACTGACGAACAGCGTTCCATGTCCCGCCGACGCGGCTCCCAGGGCGTAGGACGAAGCAACAGCCGACTTGCCCATGCTCGGCCTTCCGGCGACGATGACGAGCTGTTTCGGAAGCAATGCGCCAAGCCCTTCATCGATCGGTCGGATGCCGGATGAAATGCCGCTCTCGCGCTTGCCGAAGCCGTCGAGCACGCGCTTGACCGCGTCGGCGGCGGTGATTTGAATTGCCGCGTCGCTCTGCTCGGTCACACCGGCAATCGCTTGCTCGACCGAACTCACCAGTTCAGCCGGTGAAACATCGGCCTTGCGCCCGTCGATGATGGTCTCGGTCAGGCTGGCAATGAGCTTGCGTTTTTCCGCGAGCGCGCGCGTGTCGCTGGCGAAATCCCGTGCGCCAATGACGGCAACGCCATTTCCCATGATGGTGACGAGATAGGACGCGCCGCCGACTTCCTTCATGCCGGGGTCCTCGTCGAACAGCGGCTTTAAAGTAACCGGATTGGCGATCTTGCCTTCGTTGTGGAGCTTGCAGATCGCGGCGAAGATGCGCCCGTGCAGCGGCTCGAAAAAGTGCTCTGGCCCGATCTTGTCGGCAACCGGATCGATGAGCGAGCGTTCGTGAAGCAATGCCCCGAGAAGCGCGGCCTCTTGTTCCACATTGGCGATTGGCGAGGGCTCAACGGCCGCAAGCGCGCTCATTGGCGGCTCCATTGTTCATACAGGCGCTCGAACTCGCGATGGGCCTTGGTGCGCGCCTTGACGTGCGCCGGGTCGTGGAGAAGCTCCGGGTCGTGCATTTCCGCGCGCAGACAGGCACGGTGCAGCGCCCATGCGATCTCGACTTCATCGCCAAGGGGACGAGTGAACGGGAGGATTTGCGCGCTCACAGCCCCATCTCCTCGATGATCCGGCTCATGTCGGCGCGCAGCTTGGGATCGCGCTCGGCCCGCTGTTCAACGACGCGGATCGCGTGACTCACGGTGGCGTGATCGCGTCCGCCGAATAGCTGGCCGATATGCGACTGGCTGCGGTCGGTGAGTTGGTGCGAGAGGAACATCGCGATCTGGCGCGGACGAACGCGCTCCCAAAGACGCGAACCGCTTGCGCCGTCCGGCTCGCGCATGATCTTCGGCGAGAGTCCGTAATGCTCGGCAACCACGCGCTGAATGTCGGAGACGAGGATGCGTGTCATGCGGCGGCTTCAATCGCATCGAACAGCGTGGTCGCGCCGCGTTCGCGATCGAGCTCGGCAAGGTTGGCAACCGCCTGCCGGAAATAGCTCGGCTTCAACTCAATGCCGAGTCCGCGACGCCCGAGGTTAACCGCACCCCATACTTCCGACCCAATGCCGAGGAACGGCGTCAGCACGGTATCTCCAGGGTTGCTCCATAGTTCGATGCAGCGTTCGATCACGTCGAGCTGCAGCGGCGAGATGTGCTGTTCGTCTTTTTCGTCGCGACCGCCTCGATATTGAAGCGTCCTCGTTTGGCGAATGTCCGACCAAACCGGCGACGCATAGCGCTGCCAGACTTCGATCGAATACCAGTTGCGGCCGTCGCTGGAGCTGGTGAATTTGGACGGGTCAGGCCCGTCTCCGTCGCCAACCCATTTGTCGAAACAGCCGGCGATCGGCTCAGGGTTGTCGCCCGGCTTGCGGAACGTGCAGATATAGTCCGCGAGCCCCTGACCGGAGAGAGCGCTGTCCTTCACCACTTGCTTGTGCAGCAGGCGGATCGACTTGGTGCGCTGCTGCGCGACAACGGGGTCTTTCCAGATGCAGACCTCGCTATGCAGTATCCAGCCGCAGTCCTCGAATGCCCGGATCACCTCGCCGCGGAAGTCTCGCATCCCGATATGGCCGTGTCGGATTTTTGACGTCGGAAGCTGCATGACGTGGACCGAGTGCAGTCGGCCCGGCATGGTCACGCGCAGCAGCTCCTGGATCAGAAACGTATAGTGTTCCCAGAACTGCGCGCCTTCGCTGTTCGACATGTCGCGGTCGAAATTGCTGAACTTGTAGAGGCCCTCGAACGGTGGGGAGTGAATGCCGAAGTGGATGCTGTTCGCGGGTAGCGCGCGGATCACTTCGCACGAGTCACCCTGATAGAGCGCGTAGCGGTCGGTAACGACCTGATCGACGGCACAAATCTCGCTCATACGGTCTCCAGCCAATCGGGGATCAGCACCGGCTCTTGCGGCGCGTAGTTGGGCCGATCGCGGACCATTCCGCGAACGGATTGCGAAGACAGGTCCGCCATGTGGCGCACCATCGCGCCGGCCATGCGCTCGGCGTCGGCTTCCTTGCGGCGAATATTGGCGAGCGTCGCACCCTCGGTTTCCGCCGAAACGATGTGGCAGTTCACGGGCTTCGATTGCCCGAACCGCCAGAAGCGCCGGACGGCCTGATAGTATTGCTCGAAGCTATCGCTCAGGCCGACGAAGCCGGTATCAGCGCAATGCTGCCAATTCATGCCGAAGCCAGCGACAGAGGGCTTAGTGACGAGCACGCGAATGCGCCCTTCGGTGAAGTCGAGCAGCTTGCGCTCTTTCACATCGTCGGGATCGGAGCCGCGCGTTTCTACGGCACCGGGAATAGCTTTTGTCAGCGCCTCGCTTTCGGCGTTGAGATTGCACCACCATACGAACGACCGATCGGCGGGAGTGATTTCAGCAGCGCGGGCAACGCGCCCCTCAACGCTCTCGCGACGCGCGACCAGTCGTTCGCCGAGCGTCTGAGCCTGGACCGGGAACAGCCCCAGATCCGATGAAGCGGACCATTCCGTTTTGACGATATGCTCGTGATAGTTGAGCGGCGGGAGGTCGTAGCCGCCGTTCGGATAACCGAGGTCGGAAGGCTTGCGGAGCATGACAGCCCAACTCGCCATCCACTTCCAGAAATCTTCTTCCGCGTGCCCCTTCAAGCGCCATGAGCGCGTATCGCCGCCGTCGTGAACGAAGAAGGTCGCGAGCATGTCGGTGTAAGACATGACGCCCAGGAACTCGGCGTGATTGCCAAGCTCCATGAAATCGTTGGGAGCCGGGGTTGCCGTCGCGGCGAGCCGGAATGGGATATGCTGCGCAGCCTCAACGAGCCGCGTCCGGTAATGCCCGTCCGTTGACTTGAGGATGCTGCTTTCGTCGAGAATGATCCCGCCGAATGCCGACAGATCGAAGTGATGCAGCTTCTGGTAATTGACGATGCGGATGCCCGAACCGCAATCATCGCCGGCATTCGCGAGATGGACTTCGATCCCGAACTTGGCCGCCTCGCGCACAAGCTGCGAAGAAACCGCGAGCGGCGCCAGATGAAGGATCGGTCGCTTCGTTTCGCGCGCGACGGTCTCGCCCCATGCAAGCTCCATCAGACTCTTGCCGAGGCCAGTGCCAGCGAACAATGCCGCGCGGCCGCGACGGAGCGCCCATCGCGTAATGTCCGCTTGAAACTCGAACATCGCACCGGGAAGCTCGCGCGGTTCAGCAATGCCCGTCGGCGGGTCGAACAGCGCCTTCTTCTCGAGAAACGCAAGATAGGATTCCATCGCGCTCACCGCCGCACCAGCCCCAACGTGATCACTGCACCGCCTCCCCCAGCCGCGCGCAAATCCGGCACCACAGCGAGCACGCCGTTCCTCCGGTAATCCCCATGCTGTCGGCGATTTGCTCGAAGCTCCATTCCTGGCTGAGATAATCAGCGACGGCATCGCGCTTGGGGGAGGAGGTCAGGGGCATCACGCAGCCTCCAGTTCGCGCACAGTCACGATAAGGCGCGGCTTCTCCGCATATGCCTTGCTGCTGCTGAGCATCACGATCTGCGCATCGTCGCGCCACACGATGCCGTTGAGCGCGTCGAGCACCTTGATGTAGTTATCGAGGTCGGGACGAGTCAGCGGCCTGATCTTGCCGTCGATTGCCTCGGCCCGCTTGCGCTTTGAGAGCGACTGCGGAATGGGAACGTAGACTTCGACGAAAACGAACAGCGGGCCTTCGATTAGCGGACGGTTCGCCATTTCGAGGCCAGCGGCCAAGCGTAGCAAGTCCTCGTAACGCTGCGTCTTTGCGGGCGTGTAGGCTCGCGCGAAACCGCCGCGTGTCGTCAGACGCGGGCGACCCTTGGCGACGGGTGCACCGGCCACTTCGATGCGCACGATACCCGTCATGCCGCATCCTTCGACGAAAGGATTGCGCTGCGGACATTGCGGAGCACGTTCGCAGCGAGTCTTGCAGCTTCGTTCATGGTCGCGCTCTCGAACGGATAGCGCTCAAGATTGCTGGCATCGCGGGTTAGCTCGTCGGCAACCGCGCGGCGTTCGCTATGCTGTCCCCCCGCCATTCTTATGCCCTCCCAAGCCCGCGCAACGCAGCCTGTCTGTGACGACGGTATTGCTCGCGCTCGTAGCTGTTGCGGGTTGCATCGACGATGCGCTGCAAACGGCGGCAGGCGAGATAGCGGCGGAGACGGCGGATCATGCGGCCCTCGTTTCCGGATTGGGGAGATCGAGCGGAACCTGGCGGCTCTGCATCGCGCGCTCGGCAACCGTTTCCTCGAACTTGACGGCAAGCTCGGGCCACAGCGATAGCGCCTTCATCCACACCGAAACCGGCATGTCGTCGCCCGCGATGTAGCGCGCGATCTGGTCGTCGCTCTTGCCGAGCAGATCGGCCATATCGAGCAGCGTAAGACGGCGCGCAGCCTTCACGCGGCCAAGCGCGGAGCCGATGCGGCTCAGGCAATCGAAGCGATCAAATGCCGCAAATGCGCGGTCGCCATCGGGAGCCGAGGACATTATTGAGCGCCCTCGGAATGAGCCAGAGTCGTTCCTTGTGCGTTGTT